ATTTAAATGTCTGAAACAGGAACTTCTTTCCCGGAGATCAGGCGGTGACTACAGAGCACCCTTCATCGCGAGGAATCGTAAGGATGGGTTGCCTGCTGGAACTCTACATTACCTATTCAAGAGGGCTTTATCATCTGATAAAGACTTCAAGATGATGGTAAACGTTCTGATGGTGTACTCTACACTCAAGCTGAACAGTGTTTCTGAGAAACAAAAGAAGAAGTTCTTTGGTTCTCTTCAACATCCTAGTAAGCAAGGGTTAGATGCACATCCCCATTACGTGCCTAGAGTCAAGTCGATTCGAGCAGAACAGCTTGGTGACAGATTGCCAGACACCTTCGAGAACGACAATGTCGGTCTCCCAGATGGAAAGCCATTTGTAACCTTCTGTACTTCTCCCGCAAAAGTAGCGCCTTCATTGCTTGGACCAAGCATCCGTCAAGATGACAGTCTTGGACAACTTCTATTCTTTTTGAATAGCAAGCCTTGTCGGTACGCTAGGTGGAAGTTCCCAAATGTATTCGAGGACGTACTTCCTTGGAAGTATGTTCAGGAACATGAGAGAGCTTATACATCTAGACGTGGCCTAGTCTTTACTGGAAATCCTGGATGGATACCTAAGTCTTTGCCTGAATGCGAAAACTCTGTTGGTAAAATCGGATTGATTCAAGAGGCTGGATGTAAGTTGAGAGGAGTTGCTGTGTTGAATGCAGTTTTGCAAGCTTCACTCCAACCACTCAAAGCTATGATCCTTGAGGACCTACAAGCAAACTTTCCGAGCGATTGCACTCACGATCAAGAACTAGGTGCTAGACGTGTACAACATTGGTTGCAAGCTGGACGAACCTGCTTTTCAGTAGATTTGTCAGATGCTACAAACATGTTTCCACTCCAGTACCAAGTTGACGTGCTCAAAGGCCGTTACTGCGTTGGAAAGGCATCCTCTTTAGTGGAGCAGTATATTGACTGTTTTGAGTTTATCTCTAAACAGAATTACTACTACATTGATGAGGAGAACCGAGCTACTACAGTTCGATTCACCAGAGGACAGCCTCTTGGAGCAGGTCCTTCATTTCCTACATTTGCACTTAGTCACAATGTTTTGTTACTAGGTCTATGTAGAAATGTTGGATGTGATCCTTGGGACTCTTTCCGGATCCTGGGTGATGATATCGTAATCTGTGATAAGAGATTGCATGACCATTATAGGTCAACTCTCTCAAATCTAGGATGTCCGGTATCAGAATCCAAATGCCTTATATCCAATGAGGTAGCCGAATTTGCCGGGTTTGTAATCATGAAAGATCAAATCTTCCATCCTTACAAATGGAATGTTCCAGATTGGTCTAACTTTGTGTCACTAGCGAAGGAGTATGGAATAA